GCATGTGTTCTATAAGATATGCAAGATGACCGGGAGCAATATCTTCCAGTTCAATGTCCACCTGGTTGTCCCATTCATTATCAAAAGCCAATAATTCAATACATCCGTCATCCAACCACACCTTATGAACCACAACATCCATAGGACCGTCATTCAGGTTGACCAGGATTATAGGCGGGTTATATAATTCTTCCTCATCATTTTCATCATCAATCCAGACAAATTCGCCACCATGAGCTTCCAATGCTAAATGTAATTCTCTAGCTTCCATTTTTCTAATTTTGTCACACATGGCGTAAAAATTAGAATGTTCCATATATTCCATGATAATTCAATATTTTATGACCTACAAACACAAATATATTCTCCGGCAATTTTATATTCTTCATACCGTCCATCCCAAGAATTAAGTACTGAGCACCAACCATCCTCACTTATGATTAAATCCAACCAATCACTCAACGAATCAGTAGTTCTTTGAGCCGCCACAGATTCACGCCATAAATACTCGTATTCATCATCATTATGTACTCTATCACTAGCTATATTAGTTAGTTCATCTTCTGTACCAATATAATAATCAATACCATTTGCACGGTATAGTTGTTCGCCATAGGAACATTCTTCAAATGTATCATTCAAATCACCGAATGTACATCCCAAATGTACTCCCAGAGCTACAAATCGTTTGGCTTCATTTTCGTCACATTCGCGTAAATCCATTACTTGCTGGATAATTTCTTTTGTGGCAATAAACCCTTCTTTACCCATGTCAAAAACCGCTTCCAGTTCTTCTGTTAACGCAGTTTCTTCTTCTTCAACAAGGTCACAAATATTATTTATGATCTCTTCAATATTATCTGGAAGCGGACTGTATAACCTGCCATTACCATATTTATATCCATTATCTACATATAAGCCTTTTATAGCAAGAAAGAAACATTTTACGTTGTAGTCTGAAGATGTATGGAAGTATTTGTTTGACAATCCAAGGATATATTGAATGGGATTATTCCTCATTTTCTCATAAAGCACATTTCTCACCTGTATTATAGCCGCGTCACTAATATTAAAATTCTTAACAAGAATCTGAAAAGAAATATCATCAAACTGTTCACGGTAATGCTCATTATATGTTTTAAACAACTCCACAAAGTAATTGTAGTCGTTAACATATTGCTCACCGTTTAAATATTCATCTTGACGAACTGTACCGACAGACATACCACCTAGATGATATTTGTTCCAAAATTCCAAAAGTTTCTTTTGTCCTTCTGTACGAGGATTTATATGATCGTAGCATTGCCCAGCACTCATACCACCAGCCCCACATACCGAAACGCTGAAACTTTGTTTAAATTTTTGCAATGTTTCACGGTTTATACGAGTAGATTCTTCTTTATAAACCTCAAAATCTACAGTCCAACTGTTTTTATTTTGGTCCCGAAATTGGACGGAACGTTTGAATATTATATCGTTTCTCATAATCAATCTTTCTAATTTTATTTTCATAAACCAGAGGAAATGTACCTAAACTGGTTTATGAAAACTGCCCTGATTAAGTTATTTACGCCATTCCTTCATTTTAGCAACCACATCAATGTTGTTGTCATCCAGCGTTTTCTTCAACATACCAATCAAACGCCAACCTTCTCTATTCTCGTACAACTTTGCCTTCTTATTCAAAAAAGCAAGGGACGCGTTTTTACTTAATGTTTTTCCATTGTCATCAATGATAACGCAATTATGAAAACGAATCATGTTCTGCATTGTAAAGAACGCTCCAGCTCCTTTGTAAGCATCTAGCCATGCTGCATTTTGAGGAGTATCCCAATGCATTTTGATACGCCTTTTATTGAACTCCTGCACCGAATGCCAAAGTTCATAAGTGTTTTCGGCATGTTGTATTTTATGTACTGCAAACAACAATGGCTTGATTACTTTTTTATTAAAATCATCAACGAAAATGTTTTGGCTGTTGATACGTTTATACGGTACCCCTTTACATTTTCTCAATTTCAACTTCTCAAATCTCTTTTTGAGTTTCTCGATATAGTCTTTTGCCATATCTAATACCACTCTTTTGTTGAACCAGCGATTTCGATCTCTGAAATTATCGACATCACCATTCTGCATCATTTTGTGCTGGGCGTACAACTCGTTATTTAGCATCTTCCACTGATATTCATATCCCATATTACGAATCACCTCTGAAACTCCAATCGGCTTATAAGCACCGTGGGTATTGGTAGTTATATAAATTATGCGGAACATCTGTGCCATTACCCAACGTCTGAATAATCGCCGATTAGGAATTGTGCCTTGAATTATAATGGCCTGGAAGATTGGATCATCTTCTTCCAAGATACTAATGACACCATCTCTTTTTGAAGCTATAAACTCCAAACCATCTGCACTTTGCATTGCAAAACTAACATCAACACCAGCTTTCTTTAAAGCTTCAATACGCTCCTTAGCTTTGGTTTGATTAGCTGTAAGCGTAAACTCGGTACCACACTCAGGACATTCAAATTTTAACTGTTTCATAACTTATTAATAATTTAATTTTTAGTCTGATTATTTATCTCTCTACTGTAATCCAGTTTTTGAGAATTACTAAATCTCTGTCTTTGTTGCTTTGCCAAAACCATTTACCCATTTTATTAGCGTCCCAACCTATACCCAATATTATTTGACAGAGAATATTCCAATTCGACTTGTGCTATATCTCGACCAACTCCAAACAACATGTCTTCATCCTCCAAATCTTTATCAGACAAAGCCTTAAAGTATTTTCGGCTTTTACATTCACTCATTGTTGATGGAATAGAATGTTTATATCGAGTATATAAATGCTCTACATTAGACAGAAACTCATCAAGAGAAGCGCATAATTCCACACCTAAGTCTCCCTCATACTGCGAATTCTGTATAATATATTGGCCATTAAGTTTGAAACTTCGTGTTTTAAAATCTACTTTAAACTTGGTTCCGTTCTCTACAGCCTGTATTGATTCTTGATAAATATTTTTCATAATGTTTACTTTTGATTTCATACTCAAACCTTTGACACATTTCTTTAAAAGCCTGATATTAACATCCAGAATACGCCGGAATAAAGGTTTATAAAACCGTAGATGCCGGCGTAATTGTCGGATAGTCGTTAAACGCAAGGTTCTTGTATAAATGAAAGTTGTGTTACTTATTAAACAGCCCTCATTTAGCGTGACACATGTCTATATGCTTATGATATATACTGTATCAAGTAAGATACCCGCGTAATCCTAGGTCATACATAGGATGACCGTCATCACGCGGACATCATATCTTGTCCAGTATGTTAAATTACTAAATCTTAGACTGTAAACTTTGTGTTAAGTAATAAGTTGTAATTCTCAAAATATTGGCACATTTCTATACTTATTCGATTTAAAGCTGGTGTGATCAGGAACGGACCAGGACAATTAGTGCTCGGTCCTTCCTGATATATAACCAGCTATATAAATGATATTTCTTGAATTACATTTCTGTGCTAAATAGTTATCCTCATAATACTGATACATTACTTTACCCAATAGATGTAATCCGGTTGGATTATCCTGGACCCGACAGATATAATCTTCGGTTCCAGGATATAATTTCTACCGGAGTAGTGAAAATATATTCCTTGGATAACTTCGATGTATTTCGCTTATTTTACAAGTCCTCAAATGAATGGCACATCACTTTACTCTCATGATAATTATAAATATGACCTGATCGAGAACCTGAGGTGAGAGGCTATGCAGCCTTGTAACCTCCGGTGAACGATCAATAGTTCATACTTTAGAATATGAAATTTTCTTCTTGAACTTGCCTGCTGTGCTGCTTTATAAACCCTCATAACAATCGACACATTTCTTTATCTTCATTGATATAATCCAGATGATTATATGGTACCCGGAGTAGATACTGAAGGATGTAATCCTTCAAGGATAGAATCAGGGTACCTAATATATAATCTGGATATTAAACACTTGTTCCTCGGGTTCATTTACTGTGTGTTCATATTGTAGTTACAACATTGCCACTAAAGTATTGTACGCTGCTCTTCTGGTCAAAATAGCATTCTGCATACAACCTATTGTCAAATAACCTTCAATTTCTTTACTTTTAGATTTATTTCGATTAGCCTTTACGTTCCGACCAATACCTCTAACAACACAACCATCCGGCTTATCCTTAACATAGCCAAGACCACCAACTTTATGTTTCCCTGTTTCAACAGCTCTCAGGCAATCCATTACAAATTTGTTCAGTTCATTAATATCACCCCGGACATTACATACTGGAAGAATTTGAGTCGCCCAACTATATTCTCCATTGCCTTTATATAAATATCGGTTAACCGAACCCACAGCCTTCTTCAACGTAATACCACGTTTTCTGATGGTTCTTGATTCTATTTCTTTCTGGAAGGTTTTAAGACGATTGGGAGAGAAAGAAATCATACTTCCCTTAATGCTGAAACCTAGAAATTTAAACCACTTGTCCATAGTCAGGTACTCTACTTTCTTGGGATTCAAATTCATTGATTTTTCGGCCAATCTCTTTTGTAAAATGGTCATAGCTTTTTCATAGTCCGGACCAACGAACAACATATCATCCGAATACCTTACGTAAAACCCATTCAATTGGGACAGTTCATCATCTAGGCTATATAGCAACACGTTGGCTAACCAGCTTGCTACTGCGCATCCTTGTTTAAGTGATTGATATTTCTCATGCAGTTCGTTGTTCTCATCGAAATACAATCCGCAATGATAGTATTTTCTTAATACATCAATTAACACAGAATGACCACACTTAGCTTCCACTTTATCAAAGGCTGCGTCAATAAACTGGATAGGAACAGAATCGAAATATTTACTTAAATCAGACTTCCAGCCCACATAACCATCACTTTTCATGTTAACAATTGTGTGACTTACTTCCAAAACCACTTTACCACAACCAATACCAACCTGATAAGATTTACAAGCAGGATGAATCATCTCTGGCATTAAATCAAATAGCAAATCATTCGCGATGCTTAGGATTATACGATCAATAGGTTCGTTGACATATACAGTACGAAACTCTCCGTTATCCTTCGGAATTTGTGCAATATGTGGTGGTGTTATTTGATATTTACCATTCAACATAGCTTCTGCCATACGAATTCTGGTTGGTTCTTCTGTCAGTTTGATAAGTTCGCTCTTCCGAATATCCTTCAGAACGCCTTTCTCAATTGCTTTTGTCCATCTATTAATGTCGAAGAACATTGTAAGAATCTTATCTTTCATTTTATATCTCCTTTCTTTTTGAGTTGTTCCTTATATCTCCTATGCTCACGAATTGTTGCTGCCCATTCTGCTTTTGTAGGTTTGTATCGCCCTTCTGCTTTACGCTGTTTTAAACTCTCTTTATTTTTCAAATATTTGTCTGGGCAACAAATAAATTGAATAGGACGCTTGCTCACTCCAAATATTTTAGCAAGTTTAGAGTAACTGATTAATTGCTTTTCTCTCAACCATTTTATATATTCTTTTTGGTCTGGAGTGAGCTTTATTCGTCTATCATATTGGGTTCCAGCGATACGAATCTTTTCTGATTTATACGGCATCGTTTTTAGGATACATTAAATCATCGTGTAAATTGTTAGGACATCGTTCATCAAACCAATGCCAGACACCAATCTTTAAGGTTCCGGCCGAGAAGTTGAGAAAGTCTTCTTCAATCTCATCATCGTTATTGACCGGGATGTCTCCAAACATTTCCCATAATTCTGAAAGGGTGCATAATTCTACATGCTCTTCACAAATGCCACACCAGCAATCTTCTTCCTCAACTGAATCATTATAGCTGATTTCATCTGTGTTTGGATTTACCCATACCCTCTCTTCAACATCACTGCTTCCACATTTTGAGCAATACAATGTGTCTAATGACTTTTTCTTTTCTGCTCCCTTCTTCTTGAAGGATATATCAAATTGTCGGAGATTTGAAAGTTCAGTAAGAACCATTTCTGTTACAAAACCCTTCATTTTATATATTTGTTCATCAGAAGATGCGCCCCATATATTAGCCGCAGCTTGTACTGCATTTTGCATGGAAAAACAGATTTGAGTCCAGTCATCGTACTCTTTTTTATCTTCAAGGATTTCATGGATTAGCTTTTTGGCTTTCTCAATGTACTCTTGGTTGAATGATTTTAATGTTTTCATATAACTTCACAATTAGTTTAACTTATTATACCATTCTATTTCAGCATCATTTGCTTCACGATACAGCATATATACACCACCAATAGTTGAGTTGTAAATAAGGGTGTATCCATCCTTTTGATGTACGGAATCAGTGCCATTATTCACCCACCTTGGTTCTTCGCTGCGAATATCATCGTCAGTCCATTCATCGCTATCCCATTGCTTCAGATAATCAATAACAGCTTCTCCATTCGCATCGGTAAAAACAGTTCCATACCCTTTACCATCGTATAGTTTATCACATTCGTCCAGCATGTCTCCGTACTGAACATCAATGACAATTCTATAAAGCTTTTGATTTCCCATTGAACTTAAATGCGGCATAACTATCTTTTCTTATTACGTTTACGATCTCTTCTTATTTGTTTCTTATTGCGCCCACTTTTAGTGGACGAACCTTTATATGTAGGAGGAACCCGTCTCCACGGAGTCGATTTCTCTTCATAGTCTTCTATTCTTTCAAAATAGACCGTAGGTGGATTTTCAAATAATATCATATTCATTTTTTATTCTGTTATTAGTTAATCAATTGCAAGTTTATACGCGTAGCATTTCCATCCTATATAAGAGTTTTTCCAATTACAATAGTCTGATGCATCTTTTTCTTCAAAAAATACAGCTACGTTGTGTCCGTAGTAGTCATATACCCTATATTTCTTCATATCTATTCTGTTTTATACTATTAATATTATCCTTTTTTCTATACGAAGTAAGTTGTGATTTGTGTCAGGAGCAAGCCATACAAGATACCATTCCCCTTTTATAAATCCTTTCCACATTTTACCTTCATATCTTCCTGTAGGTATTGAAGTCGAATATTCTTTCAGCCCCTTAAACGTTTGTTCGCTCATAAGTGCATAGGTATCGTCCAATTCAATAAATCTTCTGTGAGGTTGTTGCCAATGTTTCCCTAATGGATCAGTAATTGGCGGTATTATCTGTTCTCCGTTCATTTCTTGACCACTTAAAATTACCAAACCCTGATGTCATAGTCTCTAAAATAATATTCCAGTTCTTTTAGTCCTTCCAAACTGTGCAACCCCACCCTCGCTAACTACTTCAATATCAACAGATATTTCATAGTCTGTTTTAATATTTACCTTAGAACTATTGAAAGTTTTTCTCACGCATTCTAAAATGCTTGAAGAATCTGTACCATTTTTTACTATATTGAGTACCATTGTTTCATTGATTTAAGATTGTTGGTTTTCAAACTCCATATAAAGGTATTCTGATATATCTGACTGGAAATTATAAGATATTCCGTGTGTACCAAAAGTTTCAAAGAACCAGTCAACAAGAAAGTCCCGGTCCTCATTAGCTTGTTCGCTGTCTTCATCGGCATCTAATCTAGCGATCATAGCATTTACAAGAGGCGTATCATATGTAACCTCTCCATAAATATGATAAGGATAGTCATAATCAATGTTATTGAAATTACCACAGATCCTATGGTCCGGATTATGCAGGTATTTCTTCATATCAGAATTAAACTGCCAAGCCATTTCATTGCTCTTATCTTCCAGATGCTTATCCGAAAAGTTCTCCATGATAAAATCCTTATTTTTATCATCAACCATGCTTTCACGTGCATCTTTGAGAATTTGACAAAGGCGTGTCGCCATATTATCAATATTTATATACTTCTTTTCTTCCATTTTACTACTTTATTTGAAGTTGAAGATTATCATTACCATAAGAATACATCATTACAGAAGCTCCACAAGGAGCATTTTTACCAGCATGGAAACATCTCACGCCTATTTCACGAAGTTTCTGAAAAGCATCAAATGATTGATTCTCGTTTGGAAAATGCAAATCAATAGAACTACCAATATCCACATGCTGTACCTGCAAAGACACTTTGTTTTTGTGATTTAAGACTATTACATCCATATTATTCATCGCTTTCTTGTTCACGTCTATATTGTCTGTATCTATCGTATGCTTTAAATGTCTCTGC